AATTGGGATGAAAACAGAAGATGTTGTTGAAACGCTCAAAGTTTCAGGAAGAAAAATTGTAGTTCCAACAAGACCTCAAGCAAAAGCTATACTTGAGGCAACATCATCTGACGCATTAGGATCAGGTATTCTTTCAAACAATCTTGGAATTTTATCTTCTGAGATAGCAAGATACAGCAAAACTTTATCTCAAAAATTAGTGCGATCAGAGGGAAGGAAAAGAAGAAGAGCGTTTGCTATGGCAAACAAGGTAAAGCCTCATCTGGATGCTATAAACAAAAACCTACCAAAAACATTAAGAGGTTCTTTTAATGATAATCTTTTGGAAGGGAATATAGATGCTGCAAAAAAAATATTAACAGAAAATACAAGCCTTGGGGCAGACACTGTAGACAATATTCGAAAAGTATTAGACCTAATTTACACTGATTTGCAACAAGCAGGAATTCAAGTTAATTACAGAAAAGGATTTATACCAAGATATTTGCTAGACAGGAATGGATTGCGAGCATATTACGGATCTAAGTCTGTTGAAGTTGCGGCTATAGATAAAGAGCTTGAATCTTTAGCAAAAAAATTAGGAAAAAAAGTTTCTGATTTAACATCTGAAGAAGAGTCTGTTGTTTATAATTCTGTAATACAAAGAAGAGATAAGGCTATATCTTCAGGTAGAGAAGGATTTACAAAAGCCAGAACAATCAATGTAATTAATGAAGGCAACAGAAAGTTTTACGATGACTTTGAGTCTGGAATTTACAAATATATAAATGACGCATATCACACAATAGAAACAAAAAACTTTTTTGGCGCTCAAGCAAAAACAAAAGCAGACAATTTGTTTTTAGATATAGAAGACTCTCTTGGAGAGCTGCTTGCTCGTGAAGAAATTTCAGGTGCTATTAACAAGCAAGACATTCCAGAGATAAAAAGATTAGTTAAACTTGCTGTTGAGTCTCCAAAAACTCCAAGCGGCTTGGCTGATTTAGTGCAATCAATTGGATACAGCCAAACAATTACTAACTATCTTTCAACGATGATGCAGCTTGGTGACGTACCACACCACATAAGAAGAAACGGATTGTTTCCAACCGCAGAAGCGTTGTTAAATCCTCTTGGAAGAAAGGATATAAAAGTTGAAAACATTTTAGGTGATGTCATTGCTGCTGAAATGGGAACAACAAAAAGCATAGCAAAAGGTTATAGAAAATTTACAGAAAGATTATTAAATTCTTATCTAACTGGATTTACTAAGTTAGATAAATTTATGAAAGGCTCGTATCTCAAAGGAGCTTTACGCAAAGCAAGCAAGCAAGTTCAAACTAGGGAAGGCTTAAACAAATTAAGAGAAGATTACAGCGGAGTATTTAAAGATGACTTTGCTGATCTTGTGGATGATCTTAGAAACGAAAGGTTAACAGATAATGTTAAAGACTATTTGTTTCTAGATGCATCAGACTTGTATCCTACTTCACATTTAGAGCAGATTTCTGCGGTAGTGAATCAACCTAATTGGCGCGTACTAACCATGCTAAAAAGTTATACGCTAAAATCAATTTATGATGGGCTGATTAGAAGAGATATTATTGGGAATGCAAAAAAAGGGAGACACAAAGAAGCTGCAAAAAACTTTTTATACCTATCAATGGCTATGGGTTTTTCTGAAGCAACATTAATTGAAGCTAAAGATTTTATGCTTGGCAGAGGTTTTAATGCAGGAGATATTCCAAACAACTTTGGAGATGGGCTGCTCAGGACTTTAGGATTTAGCAGATACGTTGTAGATCGCTACTTGGAAAGAGGAGATATTGTCGGAGCAACAGTAGAAACAGTATTGCCTCCTCTTATAATTTTTGAAGCGGCAGGACTAGATGCAGCAAAAGCTCTTAATGAAGAGTTAAATATAAAGAACTCAAAAGTAATAGGAGGACTTCCTATTATTGGAAGGTTCTATACTAACTACTTAATGCTTGACGCAAACGGAGAGACGCAAAGAGAAAGACAAATTAAATCTCAAGAGCTAGAAAGAATTGATAGAGCAATCGAACAAAGGCGCAAACAAGTATTAGGCGAAAGAAAGTACAGTTACTAACCCCTTGGTAAACGCCTCTCCTCCATCGTGGGGAGGGGCTTGTTTTTTAGCTCCTCTTCAATCAAGAATTCGCAGAACTGTTTGATCTTTCTAAGGTCGTCCACTCCCCCCTTATCACGCCATCGCGAGATGTATTTCACAATAGCTCCCTCGCAAAAGCCCAACTCGTTAGCCAAGATGTAATCAATAGGCTGAATCTTTAACTTCTGGTAGTGGCTACCTGCTACTTGATAGTCTGTGGATTTCAATGTATTACCTCGTCTTCTGTTTCTGCACTCTCTAAGTATTTCATAAAGAGTTTCTTTAGATTTGGATTGTCATGGATAAACCCGCTGAAGTCCTCGAGCATAATCCCAATAGTGCCAATGACGTTCCGGTCATGACCCTCTGCTGTATACATAGCATCGACTAGCCATTCATTAACCTCTTCTACTGACACTGGGTATATTTCTACGATCTTCATCTGTGCAGCCTTTTATAAAGTTCATCCATAGGAGATAAGTTATCTATGGGAATGTAGTGGCTTTGATAACCTGAGCGAAAGTCTCTAGTAGGCGCAGCCTTAACCTGTTTACCCCAAGCCCAACCCACGAAGTCTGGCATATCATTCTCTACCATCGCAAGGACGTAGATGTCAGCCTTCACCTTACCCTCTTGAACCATGAGGTTATTAGACTTCTCTGTCTTGGCTGTTGTCTTAACGTCAATAGTAAACTTCAGAGGAACGATAAAGTCGTACCCTTCATCACCCTCTATCCTTTGCTCGAGGTCTACTGCGTGTCCTGTAATCAGCGCAAACGCCATCTCACCTAGCATACCCATAGGGTCTTGGTCTTCAACCAAGTAAGGCTGAGGCTTGATAGGATTGTGTAAATCTTTTCTGGCGTTGCCATGAGTCTTCGCCAATACCTGTAGGGATTTGTAAAAGTTCATGCAATCCTCTTCTCGTGGTACTCAATGAGATTTAATAGCTCTGCCAGGATTTCTTCGTAATCTGATTTGTATCGTTTTACAGGCGTAGACTTCTTCTCGAGCATCTCTTCTACGAACTCTCTGCCGTACATATCCTCCATGTACAGGGTATATTGCTGTGCTGCGCTACCGTGTTTCATTCCCCACATATTGCAAGCTGCACACTGAGGATGGACGTTCTCTATCTCTAATGCCCAGTAGGATGAACTTCCCTTGGGGATGAAATGTCCTCCCTGCATATCCTTATAGTGCTTAGTAACACCACAAGAAACACAGGAGCAGTAACCGTTATCATCAGATGCGGCTAATCTGGCTAATTTTTGTACAGCTTTGTAGCAATCCTGCTTCAACTGTGCGGAGGTCTTAGTCTTTGGTTTAGACTTTCTCTTGGCTCGTCTGGGTGCTGCTCGCTTTATTGCCAAAACCTACCATCCTTGAGGGATAGTAATGTTTTCTCCGCTCTTCGCTGTGTCTTGTCGTCCATGCTGTCGTACCGCATCTTAAGTAGCGCGATACTGAACTGCTTCTTGGTGACGGGATAGGCTTGAAGTGCTATCTCCACATCCAAGGGAATTACATACTCATGATTTTTGTCCATACAGCCCTAGCCTCTTGGTGTAGTGAGAGGTGTACTTTCTGTGTAACTCTATTTGAAGAGCCACTAAGGCATTGTATGTTTCCTTTACTTGTTTGTCTTCAAGTTTATCCAAGCCGATCTGTAATTCATCAATGGCTTGGTGTATCACTTCCATCATGTCGCTACTCATAGCTAGACCTCTGGTTTTCTTCCACGTTTTCTATGTTTAAACCCAACCTCGATGTGTCTGCGCTTAGGTTTAGGGTTACCTCCATGCTTCTTGCGTACTACATACTTTTCCCCAACAGGAAAGACATAGTAGATAACCCTCTCTGAAGCAGCGCACCACTCAGCCTCTTCTAAGGCTCGGTCAAAATCTTTGAATACTATCATCTTGTTGGAAACGGGATGTAGATATTAAACTTCTCACTAAGATGCTTGCTTAAAACCTGATGCACCTTATCGTAATCCTCTCCTGCTGCTGACGAGGTAGAGTCAGTACCAATGACAGCTTCCTGTATAGTCTTCCATAGGTATTCTTTCACCAGTTCTGTTGTCCACGGTATTTCAGTCTCATGCTTTAGGGTTTTCTTCATGTCATACCCTGCATCGTTCAAAGCTTCTGCCAACTGGCGGCAGTAAACATGGAGCGCATTGTTCTGCTTGTGCGTTCTGGTCTTGCCTGTTTTCCACTTCAGGGTGACATACCCTTTCGTGTCATACAAATGCTCTATGTGCTGCTTAAACATATCAAGAGAGTGTTTGTTGTGTACAACCCAGAACTCACCTTGAGTAAGATCATCCGTTGTTAGATTCATTAAGTTTTACAACCTCATCCATTGTCATTCCTAGTCCTTGACAAACTTCATAAAATGTAGTGACCAACATATTCTTACGCGAAAGCAGGTGTGAGTAGTTAGGTCTTTCCATACCGATCTTGTCTGCTACTGTCTTCCTGAGTATCCCTGTCTTCTCGTGGGCTTTCTGTATACATTGTCCTGTGTGCATTGCTACCTCCAAAAGCAGGGGGCTTGCGCCCCCATCAAATTAAAAAGGAATATCAGAAGATGAAATCTCTTCCTTGGGCTGAGGTACAAAATCATCTACAGAAATACTCAAGAAAGGATTGCCTGTCTTAGACATCTTGATCCATCCTGCGATCTTGAACTCGCTACCTTTGTAGTTGAAGTTACCCTTGTAATCAGGAGCTTTCTCGTTAGTCTTGTCAGTCTGCTTGAACAGCACACCACGGTTAGTATTGTCGTATTCCATAAGTCCTCCTATTTAAAACATTTCTCTACGCCTTCGTTAATTAAATCCACTGCCTTGGTAACGCATTCCTCCAAGGCTGTGATGTATTCCTCGTCTCGCTCAACACGAACGATCAGAGTTTTCATAGTCGGGTGATAGGAAACAAAATCCCACCACTCCCTGCCCGTAATCCACAGACAGCCCATGACCTGTTGCTTGTATTTCGATGGCAATACCCCTGCCTTGAGATACTCAACGTGTGTAGCAGGGGCAGGGCATTTGATTTCTAAGCCTCCGTCCTCTGCTATCAACCCATCAGGTGAACACCCTGCATCCAGAGTGTCATGCAAACAAAACCCTACCTCGTTTACTTCTACTTCTTTGATGAACTCATACATCGCTCTTGCTTCTGGTTCTAGCTCAGTGCCTCGAGCCATGTGTTCATTCTGGTAAACATAGGTTTGTTCGCCTGTTAGTTTTTCTGCTACAAGTTGATTGATGTAAGCATCTGCTTGGGTAGACCACTTCCCTTGAGTGGTAATGATCTTCCCAAACATTGACGCTGATGGAACTCCTAGCCTTGCGGAAATCCATTCATCACTGCCTTGCTCGCAATCAATAAGCCTCATTCTTAGCCTCTTGAATCTCGTACTCTACTAAACTAACTAGCCTGTCGAGTTTGTCTGATACTTCAATCGGAGCATTGAGAATGCTAAAGATGTCAGCTTTGATTTCTGCTAGTCTCTCTAGCTCGCGCTGCTCCTCCTCTTCCAACGCTTTCTCTTGTGCAGACAAGTAACGCTCTAGGTCTACCATTACTGGATCACTCATAGCTTGCCCTCCAAAATCTCTTTCGCCTTCGCGTAATGATCAACAGATAATTTATCTATAGACTCGCACTTGAATGCCTTGCAGAACTTTTCTTTATCACTGCCTGTCTTATCAATCAGATCAGCAATGGTTTTAGCCTGAGCCTTGGTAACAAACTGAGGCGCAGCCTGTGTTGCTGTGTTTCCATCGTCATCCTCTGAAGGAATACCTGCGATAGCCTGTAGTGCATAGCGTCTTGCGTAGGTGATAGCCGATCCTGCTGCTTGTGCATCCATCTTGCCTAGTGGGATGAAGTAATCCTGCTCGAGCCACTCACCTGACGAGTGCATCAACCTCGTAGTAACACCGACAGAGTTATCACCAGTGACAGGGAATTGAACATAGCTCAATCCATGTGCCGCGAAGTGTGGCTTGATTGCCTGTATCACTGCCCCGAGGTCAGCGTACTTAGACTTGAAGAATGGGTTGGCTGCGCCCTTGATTGCTGCGCCCATCTCACCCTGTGCTACCGCCATAGCTGCGGCAAGGTTCTGGATTGATTCTGACTGCTTCATACTAGTGTCCCCTTTGTTTCCCATAAGTTAATAATCTGTGCATCTTTCGCGTATTGCTTCTTGAACTTTTCTAATGCTGATATAGCGATGTCTACATTCTGATCCAACACAAACCTTGCGTAGTCACGAAGGCAAGTAACGGCCTGTTCGTGGAACATAGCAATGTCGAATAGGTTGCCTGAATGCAGCGACTTGACCAGATCTAATGCGAATGTTTCGCAATAAGCCTGTGTGTGAAGGGCTTGGATAAGGAAGTCAAAGCCTGACTCTCTGATTGCCTGAGATACAAACTCATCAGCAAGACTATCAGGTAAATCTAACTGACCATCATCTATCCAAGTGAATACATCTTCGCGGTTTAAAAATCTTTCTATCGTTTGTATTTTCATAGTATCCCCTCCCAAGGAATGACTGTAGATTAAAATAAAAAATTGTCCTCGTCAACACTGTCATCGAAATAAAATCGCTTAGGTCTATCTTCTTGCTCGGTTAACTGCAAGCTGTTGTTATGAAAGTAGAAATTGTACCTTCCCTCCCATGCGCCATGCCTTTGTTTCGCTACCACGATGTACTGATCGTAACTTTTTTCTAAATATTCCTGCTGTTTCTCATCGAGTTCTACTAGCTTCGCTATCTCTTTCAGGCGATGTCTCTTTTGATTTGAGGCTATGACTAGCACGTTGTCCGCGAGGTCAGAGATGGTTGATGCGCCTCGTATGTCATGCTTGTCCCCGATGTAATCTTCCCCTGCCTGTTGAGGTTTTCTCAGGTGAGCAATCAGCATCACATGAATACCCAAAGTCTTACAGGCGTGTTGAAGTCTGTTGATGAAGTCAGTCTCACCATTGCGGTCATCAAACTTAATGCCGCACTTGGTCAGCGAATCTATCACCATGTACTTAACGCCAAGTTCCTTAGCGCAGTAATGCACTGCCGCCAAGATGCGGGCTGTTTCGACTGTATCTAACTGGTCGTAAATAACTATGTTCTTGTCGGCAAAGTCTGTGAACTCGTTGATAAACTCCTCGGATGGCTCACCTGATCTAGCTCCTGCGGCTTGTAAACACATCCTCCAAAGCGTCTCTGTCGGCTGCATCTCAAGTGACGCAATGCAAACCTTTGAATGCTTGGCTAGGTGTAAACAAATCTGTCCGACTATCATGGATTTCTTCGCGCCATTAGCTCCTGCAACTATGGTTAGTTCACCCTGTCTCAGGCGAAAAGTATCAATAGTTTTCCCCCAAGGAAGGGTAGCTCCCCATATCTTCTGCCCCTTTGATCGCTCGATAACGTCATCACGCCAGTGTCCGGCAGGTTTAATCTGCTGCGCTTCCATCATCGAGGTTAGCTCGATGTATTTATCTAGCTCCAAACCCTCTGGGATTTTCATAGCTCAATCTCCCACGAGGCGGCAGGTTTATCCTTGGCTAACTGTTCCTTGTTGCGTCCTTCCCATGTCCTGACGGTAGCCTTCCACGATTTCATCTTGTGATTACCCACGAGCCATCCCCTTGATTCATACCAATCAACAAACCTCTCAGCATCTATCCCGTTACCCCTCTCTAGGCAGTAGTTTTTCACCTCATCCAGAGTGGGCGGTTTAAATATATTATTATTGTTTATTTGTTTATTGTTAAGTTGTTGTCGACTTGACTGTCGTTTGCTTGTCGTTTGCTTGTCGCTGTCTTGATACTTGCAGTAGTTAGTTATTGATATTATTGAATATTTACTGTAATTCTGCTTGTCGATTTGGTGACAGTTTTCGAGTCGTTTGATTGTCGTTCTTAATCGCCTAACTGATATGCCTAGTCTGGCACTTGCGGCATTCAACCCGAACACTATCTGTCCCCTCTTTAAATTCAATGGCTTACCGTTAAATGAGACGGTCTTGTCCTCTGTCGCAGCCCCAAGTAATAGGTACAGCCATAGCTTCAACGCTTCAGGATCATCCCATACAAAACTGTCCTGTATCTTGCGGTCTACTCTGATCCATCCATTCATATCTTCACCCCTGCCGCATCAAGTATGGCTTGCGCCTTGTAGATCGCTTGCCGATCAGAGGGTGTAGGTTTTAGATTGCCATCCTTCGCCCAGATATAAACTAATTCCATCAGGCATTTGGCAGATTCAATCTCCTCTCGAGTAGCCTTGTTAAACTCTGGCTTGTAGCCATCCTCGGGGTAAATATCTGACCATGACAGCCCTGCCGCAGACAGAATCTCCTCTCCAGTACATCCTGCGAAACAGTGGATGAGCACCTTACCGTTGTCTAAGTGTTTGATACTTAAAGAACTTGACCCGTCATCATGGGCAGGGCATTTCGCCATTGCCTTATTGCCAGATTGCCTGACCTGCTCGAGTCTTGATAATACTTTGTTGTAGTCCGACATGATTTTCCCTTTGTGTTTTCAAAGGGATAAGGTATTCTACGCATAGCCGCGCAGTTTCCCCTCCCCTTGTGTCTGCGTGGTTAGCCCCCGAAAGGGGGCGTTTCACTTGGAGGCATACCCCAATCACCGTTGGCTTTTTTCTGTAGTCCTACCATCTCAGGCGGCACACAGAACCTATGCTCAGAATGCTTACCCTTTCGGTGACGGTCAAAGTTTCCCTCAGTTGAGAATATTTCCCAACAACTAGGGCATTGACTGCGATTTCCCATCCCTAGATTGACGTAAGGGCGAACGCCTTCACGTTTTGGTACTTCAAATTGCTCCCAAGACAGCTCAGATTTCAGCTTCATTATACTTACCCCTTGTGTTGGTATTACTTTTCAATTTAAACGCCTCACAGCGCTACCGTTTAGCCTTTAACGATGGATATATCTGCTTGCATGAATGCCGCAGCAATATCCTCGCACTCAGATTGTAATAATTTCATGCCACTCTCGCGATACTGTCTCTCAACTAAGAAGGATTTATCCTTCGTATGCTCTCGAATGTAATGCTGTTTTGCTTCCTCGGCTTGCTCGAGTGTTGAATATCTCAAACCGAATACACCGTTTTTACTTTTTAATCTGTACATTTTATCCCTAATCCCTTGTAGTCAGGATGACCGAATTGCCCTTCGGTTCTATCTGAACCGCCTGTAGCGTACCACAAGCAAACAGATTCTTGATAGTATTTCTCGGCGTTTATTTCATCCTCATAATCCCACTGCCCTACCATTAACAATAAACCCGCTAGTGTTATCATTCCTATAAATTGTTTAATCATTATCACTCTCCAATTTTGGGTATACATTGAGCGCGTAATCTTGCGCCTCCGATATTTCCTTCGGTGTGCATAGCATTGCGAGTTCATCGACTAGGTTTAGCGCATCCTGTAGCCTGTGTTTAGGTGCTGTTAACGCTAGCATTAGCGCGTTAGTTAATGCCTGTTGGTGATTCATTCTCTACCCTCCGCTATATCCAAAAGTCTACTTACATCCTCAGCCATGCCCATGCTTTCAGCTTCGATTAAATCTGGCAATAGGATGTCTCTGATGTACTCTAAAAAGTCTGCTTTATTTTGCTCGTTCATAATTACTCCCCTATCTCGTCATATATCGCATAAGCCTCGCCGAATGTTTCGGCTATCTTGGTAAACTTTTCGGCATAAGTGTCGCCGTATACTTCCGGTTTATCCCAAAACCCTACACCATGACCGTTGCGCGTAAACCAAAAGTCATGCCCCGCCTGTTTTATATTGTCAGGCGAAAGGTAGCACTCAATTCGGCTATAGAATGCGAGACAATCGATTGTAGATTCGCGGAAAAAATCCTCGTCTATTTCTGCACCGATTGGCGGCTGACCGTCATCGCCTAATTCCGTAAAGTCTACCGCCTCGAGATATGCGTTAACGAATTTTAATTCTTTCGCGTTTAAAGTAATGTTATTCATAATTCACCCCTTATAGTATTGGCTGTCGGTTTAGTCGCACGATTACATCGTCAGGATCTAGCGACCGTTGCTTAGCTAGTTGCATTTTAACGCTTGCTAGTTCGGGCGTTGATGGTTGATAAGCTTTAGTGCCTGCAAATTCGCAAAGCTTTGCCCATGTTATGAACTTAGACTCGCCATTCTCTACTATTTCAAAATCTATCATGATATTCCCCTTAAGTGTGTGATTATGTTAGAATTGTCTCGCGTCTATGATTCGTTCGGCTGTGCTCTCTAAGTTGTAAGATTGGGCAACAAAGCCTCCGCCGAAATCCTTGCCGCGATAGACTCGAAAGCCGATAGAATTCGCAATCTTCTTTGCCGTGTCGTAATCCTTACCGAACGCAAGCCAGTGGATAACGTAGCGCGGATTGCCGTTAACATCATTCCTGACTCGGTACATATCGTAGCCTAGCGCGTCTTCTGTTTTGTAATCTAAGTGTGCCTTGTAGTTCATAGTTATTCCCCTTGCGTAAAGTAATAAGGTGATTGATAAGCTTTATGACTTTCCATTTCTAATTCTCGAGGCACTCTTAACCCATTAGCCTCGTATGCCCGTATCCTTTTTTGTATGTCGTTATAGCGATTGACTTGCGAGTCAGTCCAACGAATTCCATATATGTCTACGAAATCGTATTTTACTAGCATGATTTATCCCCCTTGATTGTGCGCCCCGTAGGGCGCGTGATTGTTAAACCTTGGCAAGTATTTTGTCGATTACTGAATCGGCGTAGTTGCCATATTCTTCGTTAAAGCCGTTATGCAGATTGCGCGCGTCTATAGCGCATGAACCGATTACTTTTAGGATGTCCTTATCTTTTGTTGTCGCCAGTATTAATTTCGCGCAATGGCTAGGCAATATTCCCGCCTCGTAAAAGTTAATCAATAGGTGTGTCGTAGTGATCATAGTCTTACTTAGTTGCATGGTTTATCCCCTTAGGTAGTGCGCTGCACCGTTGCTGCGCTGTCGTAAAGTACAATGCACTAGGCGTGCCAACTCATGCCAACAATCGAAATTAATTTTAAATCTTCAACGATTACAATGCGTTACGGATGAAAATAAATTCACCGGATTGTTTTACTGTATGGATGAACAGTGTGTAGAAGTGTTACTGTGTTACCGCAATGTGTTACTGTGTTACCGATGAAGTGTTACCGGTAACAGTGTGGGATAGTGTGAGATATGTGTGTGCTATAGGCTGCTTATTAGCCATTCACACCTACTATTGGCCAATCTCGCCAACAGTTAGCGAATCTCGCCACCTATTATCCGCGCGTGTGTGTGCGTGTGCGCGAATATAGAAGCGGGGTTTGCGGAGGGGGCGGGGAGGGGGCTGTGCGCGCGCAAATTATTATAGTTGCCCCCCAAATTTGCAGCAGGTAATTTTAAAAAAAAGCCAAAACCAACTTTCCTCAACTCCCCGTAACATCTAGCGTTGTACAAAAATTAGACAATAATTAAAAGTCGTGTTTCAATGCCAACAATAATTCTTCATGTATAGATACGAACCTGTTATGAAAGACAATGATGACAAACCAAAACGTAAAGTAGGCAGACCAAAGAAGTCAGAGCTAATTCCTCCCAAACGAGGAAGAGGCAGACCCAAGGGTGACCACTCCGCTATGCAGGAGATGAAGCAAAGGTTCTTGGCTAGGAGAGATACGCCTGCCGTAATCAACTCTATATACAAGGCCGCTATGGATGACGACCATAAGAACCAAGCTGCTGCATGGAAGCTGATTATAGATAGGGTCTTGCCTGTCAGTGCGTTTGACAAGGATAAGATGGGCGGTAGACCAACGGTTAACATTACTATCTCTGGCGTAACAGATATGCCGAGCATAGAGGGCGAGGTCATTGACCATGAAGAACTTGATTGATTTACTGGTTAAACATGAAGGGATAAGGAGTAAGCCCTACGAAGACTCTGTTGGCGTTCTAACCATAGGTGTAGGACGTAATTTAGATGACGTAGGTCTATCCCATGACGAAATCTACTATTTGTTGAAGAATGACATCCGTAGATGCGAGGAAGAACTAGATAACTCCTTTAGGTGGTATAAAGACCTCGATCAAGTAAGAAAGGATGCTATGATAAACCTGTGCTTCAATCTTGGCATATCAAGGTTGAGGAAGTTCAAACTGGCTTTACGAGCTATGGAAGTACGGGATTACGAGGACGCAGCGGATGAATTTTTAGATTCGCTATGGGCTACCCAAGTAGGTCAACGAGCTATGGAAGTCACCTATATGATTCGATTTGGAGAATACTATGCCAATGGTTAATGGAAAGAAGTACGCATACACAGAGAAAGGCAAAGCAGCAGCAAAGAAAGCCGCTGCTAAAAAAAAGAAAGCTAAGAAAAAGTAATGAATCTAAACATAAGTCTCCTTGATTGGCAGAAGGAAGTCTGGAACGACCCAACCCGTTTCAAGGTAGTTGCTGCGGGTCGCAGGACGGGCAAGTCTCGTCTTGCGGCCTATCTTTTAATAGTCAACGCCCTGAAGTCCGATAAGGGTCAGGTGTTCTATGTCGCACCAACCCAAGGCCAAGCACGAGACATTATGTGGAACTTGCTCCTAGAGATAGGACGACCAGTAATAGAAAACTCCCACGTTAACAATATGCAAGTCCGTCTAATCAATGGAACAACTATTAGCTTGAAAGGCGCAGACAGACCTGAGACTATGCGTGGTGTAAGCCTCAAGTTTCTGGTCATGGACGAATACGCAGACATGAAAGCAGACGTTTGGGAACTTATACTCCGACCTGCGTTGACAGACCTGAAAGGAGAGGCTTTGTTTATAGGCACACCCATGGGTAGAAATCATTTCTATGAACTCTACAAACTAGCCAGTTTAGGCGAAGACAAGACCTATAAAGCATGGCACTTCACCAGTTACGACAACAACCTCCTAGAGAAGTCGGAGATTGATGCAGCGAAGAAATCTATGTCCTCCTACGCATTCCGTCAGGAGTTCCTAGCCTCGTTTGAAGCTAGAGGCTCTGAGATGTTCAAGGAGGATTGGATAAAGTTTGACGAGGAAGAGCCGACTACTGGTGATTACTATGTCGCCATTGACCTCGCGGGATTTGAAGAGGTAGGTAAAAAGACCAAAAATAAGAAACTTGACAACACTGCAATCGCTGTGGTAAAAGTCGGCGAATATGGATGGTGGGTTTGTGATATAATAGCCGGACGTTGGGAGTTGAATGAGACTGCCCAGAAGATATTTCAGGTTGTTAGAGATTACGAACCAGTATCAGTAGGGATAGAGAAGGGTATTGCTAGGCAAGCCGTCATGTCCCCGCTGACCGATCTCATGAGGAAATATCAGCGTTTCTTCCGTGTAGAAGAATTAACTCACGGTAACAAGAAGAAGACAGACCGTGTGATGTGGGCATTACAGGGTAGGTTCGAGAATGGCGTTTGTACTCTCAACAAAGGAGAGTGGAACGTACAATTCATGGACGAGATATTTCAATTCCCTGATGCTCTCACACACGATGACATGGTGGACGCACTAGCCTACATAGATCAGTTGGCTACTGTGTCCTACGCTTATGACTTTGAGATTGATGAATACGAAGTCATAGATTCTGTTTCGGGATATTAATATGCTAGAAAGCAACGAAGATAAATTCGGCATAGAAGAGACGCTTGAGTCTTGGGTAATGGAGAAATGCCGCGAGTGGCGCGACCATTACGAGTCAAACTACGAAAACAAGTTTGACGAATACTACCGTCTCTGGCGCGGGATATTCTCTTCGGAAGACCGTAACAGAGATTCTGAGCGGTCACAGATTATCTCCCCTGCCCTACAGCAAGCCGTAGAATCTTCTGTTGCAGAGATTGAAGAAGCAACCTTTGGTCGTGGCAAGTTCTTTGATATTAAAGATGATGACCAACAACCCCAAGACGTAGCGTACCTTCGCGAACAGTTAACAAAAGATTTCAAAAAGAACAAAGTCCGCAAAGCAGTGGGTGAGTGTTTGATTAACGCCGCTGTATACGGAACTGGTATTGCCGAGTTAGTCCTTGAAGAAAGAAAAGAAATGCGCCCTGCTTCGCGTCCTACTATGGACGGTCAATTGCAAGAAGTAGGCGTTGAGATGTTTGACAGGACTGTGTGTAAGCTACGCAGCATCCAACCACAGAACTTCTTGATTGACCCAGTTGCTACCAGTGTAGATGAATCTATCGGTGTAGCCATTGATGAGTTTGTTCCAGTTCATCAAGTAGAACTCTTGCAAGAGAAAGGCGTGTATAAGGACGTACCATTTAACTATGCGTACCCTGACATAGACCTAGATGCAGACCACGAACTTACCACGCAACCTACAGATAAGGTTCGTCTTACCAAGTACTATGGTCTAGTCCCCCGCCACTTACTTGAGAATGACGACCTGTATGAAGAGGTTGAAGAGCTAGCACCAAGTGACGAGGATAAGACCTACTACGTTGAGGCAATCGTGGTAATAGCGAACGGTGGTACTCTGCTGAAAGCCGAGAAGAACCCGTACATGATGCAAGATCGCCCAGTGATTGCGTTCCCGTGGGACGTAGTACCTAATAGATTTTGGGGAAGAGGTGTATGTGAGAAGGGTTATAACTCACAGAAAGCCTTGGACGCAGAACTCCGTGCTAGAATTGATGCACTAGCTTTGACCGTCCATCCTATGATGGCTATGGACGCAACTAGACTTCCTCGCGGAGCACGACCTGAGATTAAAGCAGGTAAGATTATTCTTACCAATGGCAATCCTTCTGAGGTTCTACAACCGTTTAACTTCGGTCAGGTCAATCAGATTACATTCGCACAGGCAGGTGAGCTACAGAAGATGGTTCAGACTGCTACTGGTGCTATAGATTCTGCGGGAATTCCTGGATCTATCAATGGTGAGGCAACAGCGGCAGGTATATCTATGTCTCTTGGTGCAATCATTAAGCGCCATAAGAGAACGTTGATTAACTTCCAAGAGTCATTCTTAATCCCCTTTGTCTCCAAAGCTGCGTACAGATATATGCAGTTCGAGCCAGAGATTTACCCTGTTGCGGACTATCAGTTTGAAGTCTCTTCTTCTCTTGGCATTATCGCCAGAGAATACGAAGTCACACAACTGGTACAGCTATTACAGACTATGGGTCAAGACTCACCTCTGTATCCTACTTTGATTCAATCTATCATTGATAACATGAATCTGAGTAACAGAGAAGAACTTATTGCTAGACTTGAACAAGCTGCTCAACCTTCTCCTGAGCAACAGCAAGCAGCACAAGCTGCACAGCAAGTACAGATGGAGTTCCAACAGTCTCAAACTAATGCGCTTAACGGACAGGCTGCTGAGTCTCAAGCACGAGCACAGAAGATTGCAGCAGAGACTAAGGCTATTCCTGTTGAGTTGGAGACAGATCAAATCAAAGCCATCACTGCTAACCTCAAGGTTGGCACAGCAGATGACAAAGAGTTTGAACGCCGACTCAAGGTGGCTGACACAGCACTGAAGGAGAAGAGATTAAACCTTGACGCAGCAAAGGCTATATCCTGATGGTAAGTCAACGCGAGTTACAGGAAGTCGTTACGCAGATCAACGTCATCCTAGAACGCCTAGACAAAAGACTACATCTTGTAGAATCAACGCAGAACTCGCTTCTACACGAATTGAAGAACGACATAAAGAAAGAAGCGAAGAAGCGGGGCAAGAATGGATAAAGCAATAGAACAGTATTACGACAACCTGCAAGATATGTTTATGACCGCAGGTTGGAAAGGATTGATTGAAGAGCTGAGTGCCAATGCTCTTCACATAAATTCAGTTGAGGCAACAAAAGATAACGAGGATTTGTACTTCCGTAAAGGACAGTTGAACATCCTCTCTTTTATTCTTAACTTAGAATCTACCATTGACCACTTACAAAAAGAGGGTAGCGATGAAGGTATTTGATTTCCAGTGTAGTGAAGGCCACATCAATGAGGCATTCATTCGTAGTGGAGATGAAGACTTGAGTCGTCCTTGTCCTGAATGTGGCAATGACAGTAGTAGGATTATCTCTGCGGCTACAGTAGTCCTTGATCCTATATCGGGTGCTTTTCCGGGAGCAACGATGAAGTGGGCAAGAGATAGACAGCAGAAGATAAAAAAGGAACGCAAGGTAGCCAATCAATAAGTCCCACTTTCGGGGTAGCTTAGTTGGTCTTGTTAGGAGTTTAATAGTGGCACAATTAATTGATGATCGTAAGCAAGAGGTAGATGAGTTTGAAACAGAGGAAGCAGTCTCGCAAGAGGTAGCTGCTGAACCAGATACAGAGGAATTACCACAGCACTATCGCGGTAAAACTCCTGCTGAGTTAATCAAGATGCACCAAGAGGCTGAGTCTCGGCTTGGTCAACAGGGTGAAGAAGTAGGTAAACTCAGAAGTATTGTTGACGACTTCATTCTTAAGCAAACTAAATCAAATGAACCGGACGAGGCTGAAGAGATAGACTTCTTCGCTGATCCTGATAAAGCTGTAGAACACAAGATTGCAAATCATCCAACACTAAAGCAGTTGGAGCAACTCGGTGTTCAGATGCAACAAAGTCAGACGTTATCTGCGTTACAGCAGAAGCATCCTGACCTGAAGGAAATTGCTATTAGTCCAGAGTTCCAGAAATGGGTTATGGGCAGCAAGGTTCGTCAGCAGTTATACGAGCAAGCGAACAACCAGTACAACTACGATGCGGCAGATGAACTCTTCTCTACATGGAAAGAGATTCGCAATGTCACAAAGCAGACTGTAGAAGTTGAACGCAAAGAACGTAAACACGCATTGAACGCAGCCTCAACAGGTGGAGCTTCAGGTAGTACAGAAGCGCCAAGCAAGAAGATATATCGAAGAGCCGACATTATTGAACTAATGCGGACTGACCCGAAACGCTACCAAGCCATGTCTAATGAGATCATGCAAGCCTATCGGGAAAACCGTGTAAGAAACTAACTTAGACTTACAGGTATATTGAAATGGCAACATCTACTTTCCCCGCTACTGGCGGTTTTGTTGATAACACTTCTGCGGCAACTTTTGTCCCAGAAATTTGGAGTGACGAGATCCGTGCTGCGTATGAGAAGAACCTCATCCTCGCGAACCTTGTTAAGAAAATGTCTATGTCAGGTAAGAAAGGGGACACTATCCACGTTCCTGCTCCTATCCGTGGCGCAGCATACGCTAAAGCAGAAAACACTGCGGTCACTGTACAGAACGACACAGAGTCAGAAGTACAGATCGTCATTGACAAGCACTACGAATACTCACGCATCATCGAAGATATTACTGAAGTGCAAGCTCTTGCTTCACTCCGTAACTTCTACACTGGTGACGCAGGTTATGCGCTTGCTCGTCAAATTGACAACGACCTCTTTGCTCTTGGTAAGTCACTAGGTGACGGCGATGGTTCTGATTGGACTAACTCTGCTGTCTTCTACAATGACGCATCAACTGGTCTGACTGCTTACGCTGTTGACACTGTTGCGGCTGCTGACGTTTTCACTGACGCTGCTTTCCGTGCATTGATCCAGAAGCAAGACGATGCGGACGTTCCTATGGACAACCGTGCGTTTGTTATTCCTCCTTCACTGCGTAACGCAATCATGGGTATTGATCGTTATGTATCATCTGACTTCGTTGGTGGTCAGGTTGTACAGAACGGCAAGATCGGTAACCTCTACGGTATTGACGTATACGTTAGCTCTAACTGCCCTGTCATTGAAACTGCTGCTGATAACACAGCCGGTGGTGACATCAAGGCAGCTATGCTCATCCATCAGGACACACTGATCCTCGCGGAGCAGGTTGGTGTTCGTTCGCAGACTCAGTACAAGCAAGAGTTCCTCGGCACTCTGTACACTGCGGACACTCTCTACGGTGTTAAGGCATACCGCCCTGACAGTGGCTTTGTTCTGGCTGTAAACGGCTAAGACAACTAAGCGGAGATGGGGGTAGGGTAACCTGCCCCCTTATCTTATGAGTAAAAAAGACCCAAGAATATCCAAGTTAGGCGTTAGTGGGTATAACAAGCCCAAACGTACCCCTAACCATCCCACGAAAAGCCATGTTGTATTGGCTAAAGTAGGGGATGAAGTTAAGACCGTTAGATTCGGTCAACAGGGTGTAACAGGCGCAGGTAAAAATCCTACCACTGCCAAAGATAAAGCCCGGAAAAAATCATACTATGCGCGACACAATGCGCAAGATGCTAACCCATCAAAGCTGTCAGCTCGCTACTGGTCGCACAAAGTTAAGTGGACAATAATTCTAAGTGGTGGTATTCTTTTAATGAACGCAAACAATTCATTGGAGAATACTTATGCCGAACGG